TCGCCATATCTTTCGTCTGATCGTCCCATCCTTCCAATACCAACATCGGTTGGCTGGCAATATGCAGACTATGTATAAGGTCAGCTTGTCGTTGGAAGTGAGCCAGATTTAAATGCGCTATGTCCAGCAACGGTGGACGACTTGTCATCGTGTCCTTTTTGTCGGCATAAATCGTTACCAACGGAATTTGCCCAAGTGAAAAATCACCCGACTCAACCAACTCGTACTCCGCTGTAGCGTCGGATTGATCGAAGGAAGCGGGGTATGGAAATGGCCCTTCCATTTCTTGATCCTTCTGCTCTTGTCTAAAGACGCGATAGCGACCTGACTCAATGACACGTACTTGGTCATAAACTTTTTCTCCGAACTCTCCATCGGCTACAACCGCTTTTTCGCCAATCCGAACCTGCGTAAGACTGCCATAATTCGCTTCCCGATCCAATCGCCACCCATAGACATTGGTTGGATCCACTTCAATCCAATAGGGCCGACGATTAAGAGCACGCTCTTCCGCCAAACTTCTCGCATTTGATGGAGCGGGAAAATCAACAAGAATATGCGAATGACCGTACGTCAAAGCACAAGTGACCAATCGACGTGCATATTCATCCAAATCAGAACCGCAACCGTCAACATCCTTGTTAAAAACTTCTGTCCAGTACGGGTCACCTACAACACTGATTGGTTTACGAAGAATAAGTCCTGCCGCCGCTCGTATTAAACGCTGCGTATAAGGCGTAAATACAGCACGGTTTACACGCGCCAAATATGCTGAATAATCCTCACGCGGCTCTAACGGCAAGAAAGTCTCGCTGTTTTCTCGTAAATACTCTGTTCCAGACACCACCGCTTTCATAATCTCCCAGCCCTTCATCTGGTCGATTACTGCCCGTGTTCGTACAAACGGACTATCAACACTCCCCATATAGGAACTGCTGACCAAATGGGTCCGAACGAGCCCTGGAACGGAGTAAGTCATGTCACCACTTTACTTTGTTAGCCCAATATGCGGCACTGGTTTTGCCCTTGGCAATGTTTTTTGCATGACGCTTCTTGAAAGCAGCCCGTTTATCCTTCATCGCTTGGCTTTCACCTGCTTTTGGCTTGCCTGCTGTCTTTGCTCCCTGTTGACCAAAACGTATTAAACGATCTTTGCCGTTCTCTTTGATCACAACAGCATGAGATTTACCGCTGGAATGACCAGGAGTAGAAATTGGTTTGTTGTAGCCATCGAATGTATGGCCTCCTCGTTGAATCTTTGCCATTATTTTTTACCCTTGGGTTTGCTACGTTTATGTTGATAGCCTATCTTCTTTGAGCCGGTTTTTTCGCGCTTAAATCGGGCCTTTTCTGCAGACGACATCTCTTTAGTCGTTTTTGGCGTCTTGTCCGATACTCGTTTTGATGGTCGGCACGCTGGATAAGCACGATCCTCCCCCTTAGAACGCCCACAAGGCTTCCCGGTCTTTATATCGACCCACTTTTCGTCAAACCATCGGCCAAGTCCGCCTCGCGACTTACTTGGCTTTTTTGGTTTTGCGGGTTTTCGTGCCTTTTTTCGTTCCGCCACTGGTTGCTTTCCGATAGGTGCCGCCACGCTTCTTATATTCGCGCACCAACCACGCATTCGCATACGCACTTGGATACACGTCAAATTTGCGCTTCGCTTCTGCCTTTACACGACTGTAAAGCGCCTTGTTTGTTGGGACGTTTTCACTCGCCACAGCTACAACGCATCTTTTTACTGCCTTTTTTCATGCCCTTCTTTTTCTTAGGTGGACGGCCTTTTTGAGTGCCGTACGTTCCAGGGCCTTTGGGCATGACAAAGACAGATAACTTGTCCTTATTCTAACCGCTTAAATGGTTGCGGACTAGAACCGGCTCACGCACCCGCATCCCTCACTCCTGATCCGCTGCAAGAGACTCTGTCGCATCCCTTGTCAAGGTTTGCCGCCTCACTCTAGTAAAGCCGATAGGAAGTTGTACCTAATGTTTCGGGTTTTGCAAGGTTAAATTGCTGCAGCACCAAATACCCAAATGCGTCAAACGCATGGTCCACTCCTAAATTCTTATTTGGCAACCCAGTACCCGGCGCATACGTCAATGTCCGAAGCGATTTAATTAGCTCCTTACACCTTGGATGTATCTTGACCCTCCGTGCTCCAGCAGCGTCCATTAATCCTGTATTTACTGCCGTAATCTTGTCCCTTATTTTCCATGGTGCTCGCGGACTCTGAACCGTAAATCCACTACGACGCAAAATTGCATGGTCCGTTACGCCAACACCACTTGTCTTTCGCGCTCCACCTGTAGGGTCAGGACACGCAATAACTCTGCGATCTACTCCATATCTTCGCGTAACCTCATCCGCAAAGTCCCATGTGGTCGCTCCACCTGTCAACATGATCTCATCGAAGACATAAAGGGTCTCGCCGTCTTTTACCGCGCAAATACCGCTCATTGGATCAACGTTAAAGTCAACGCCCAACAGCAATGGTTGGATTGATATGTCGCGGGCTTCTGCTGAAATGTTGTCGTCTGAAAAGCTGACCGCCACTAAGCCAGTCAAATTTTCAAAGCTGGCCTCAAATTCTTGGCGGAATGTTCGAGTGTCTAGTTGGGCACGCGCTGCTTCGACCTCATGCTTACTAACGTTGCCCCCTTCAATCGTCGTATAACACCATCTCTTCCAGTCTCCCGTCTCATCCTCTGGTACATAACACCACAAGTCATAAAACCAGCTAGCTGTTCCATCTGGTGTAGAAATAAATAGCGCCCAACCCTCTTTATCCGCTAAAGCCGGTCGAATAACTTCAAACCATACCTCTGCACCCATAAATGCTGCCTCGTCCAGCACTACACCGCTCAAACTGCGGCCTCTCAACGCCATAGCGTTCTCTGTTCCCTTCAATTCAATCGTTGAACCATTAATAAGCTCGATTCGTAAGTCAGTCTCGTTCTTGCTTCTGATCCAGACCTTTGGAACCAGCTTCTTTAATGCTCGCCACGCTATGTCTTTTGCCATTCGATACGTCGGAGCACAGTAAAAAAACGTCTCCCCTGGCTTCTCAATCGCTCCACGCACCAATTCAACGCAAGATAAGTACGACTTGCCAAATCTGCGGCCTGCTACCAATACTCGGAAGCGTTTTTCACTTGAATAAACTTGGCCCTGTGCCCATCTCAGGTTAATAGGCTCTACTGCTGTGCTCATGCCTATTACATTACACAGGATTTCAACCCCCTACCCCCCTCCAAATGCTCCCAGCAAGGGGTAATATCGAAGAACAACAGTCAGACAGGTAATGAATCCCGGACGCTCTTCTGATGAAGTTGTAGAGGCTCGCAGAAGGCGCTTATACCGTCGTCAATTAGACGGCTTGTCCGCTAGAGCGCTTGTTTACGATCACGCTGAAAAAGAACAGGTCTCTATCCAAACCTCTTGGCGTGACTGGAAAGCTGTTAAAGAATGGAACGAAGAAGATTGGAAAGCTGACCGCGAAAATATGCTCCCGCGCCTGCAGCACATGCGTACCAAACTCTTTTATCAAGCCGTTAAAAAAGGCCAACTCCAAACCGCTAGCCAGGTTCTTGACTCCATTGGACGTGTCATCGGTGAATCCGTTGAAACCGTCAATATCCAAGCACCTGAACTTAAAATCTCTATCGAAAATAAGGACGACTGATCCAACGCTCCAATCAATTCAACCCCTGCCCCCACTAAGGGGGCTTTTTTAGTACACGATTACTGTTCAGCGGATATATGTGGAGGTTACGGGTGCTTTGTTGCCGGCAAGGGCATCTGCAACCCTGCCCCCATGCGTAGCATTTGATACCGGATAGCAAGCACAGCAGCTTGTATCAATTGATATGTCAGATTGTAGTAACCGTACTGTCGTGTCTTACTCTATGGACTACTGTAGGAATGTACAGAGGACAACTCGCCTATCGCCCAAACTCCAAAATCTGAGACCACATCGGCAGATTCTGCCGCGCGTCCTTGTGCATCCTAGCAGCCGCGCCACTGTGTCTCACAGAATCAATCAATTCCAGCGCTGCTAGCAGTAAACGCGAGAGCGCCAACCTACCAATCACGACCACATGACCAAAGAGCAGTTAAAGCTAGCGATGGCGCTTATAGCCTCTCTAGACGACGAAGCCAAGGCTAACGCTGAAGTCTATGGCAACTGGGCAGAGCGCTTGTCTGATCAAATCACAGATGAGTTAGTCCCCAACTAATCCGCACCAACCAAACCACACCAGGATCGCCACCATGCGCAACTATCAACTAATGGTTCAGTTTCACGGCAAAGGAGAACTTAAGCCCACAACTTGGTCGCCTAGGTCTTACAAGTCCGCATCTGCCTTGTATCACTACTATTCCAGAACTTGGCCACATAATAGCTATTGGCTCCGCATAATTGAAGCCTGATTAACACCAACACACCAACAACCAACAACCATGAAAACCTTTCTAAGTCTGTCAGCCGCCTATGTTGCGGCTGGCGTTTTTGGCGTTTGTTTCGTACAAACCGCCTTGCAGTCTCCGCTCCAAAGCCATAGCAACACTCAGCCTTACGTCCGAGTCGTTCGCTGATGGAGTTACTACAGGGACCATTGATCCGCACCAAGTATCTCGGACCAACAAACTACAGAGGATCAAGAATTAAAGCAGTCCACAAACGTGGCAGTGATGAGACCCAAAGCGTCACAGTGTCATGGGATCATTCACTTGATCCCATGGAGAACGCTAAGGCTGCCGCACTTGCTTTGCTGCAGTCTTGGCCGTACCAAGAGCATCACCAGATGGTTCTAGTGGCCTGTGGTTTCGATCATGATCACTACTACTTCATAGCCTCAACCGCCCCAATCACCCCGGTATAAGCCGGGCTTTTTATTATGAGTTATCTAACCAACGACGCCCCATCACACAATGGGCGCTGCGAATACAAGCATCGACGCTTTAGTGTTTGCCGAATGAACGATGACGGAACAACTACGATCTGCTTTCATAGTGACGATATAGACCAGTGTCACGCGTTCAAGCAGTTCCACCATCCAAACGCTCTAAACATTGCGGTTTATAAGCGCGACATTGTAGAAACATTTGTTTTGGCAAACTAACGTGCAAAACACGGCTTATGCCATAACGGAGGGACCCTGGCTTTTAAGCCAGGGCTCTTTCATGCCCCGCTCCACCTAACGGTAGACACGCAAGGCTGCGCCGTTGAGTTTGGCTTGCACGAGCTTTTCACGTAAGAAGACACACTGACCTGAGGAACAGCGCTTACCGGCAGAGGTTGAAGCGTAAGCGTGGATGGAGTCTAAGAGGATTTCCATTTCTTCATAAGTTAGCCATATATCAGGAGCCTGAATGGCCATGAGAGTTTGTATGAATGTTTACAGGCTAGCGCCGGCATGAATGCCCTTTATCCTGTAATATTGGAATAGGAAACGGTTCAGGCCGCTTCCGCTCCAACAAACACCAACCAGACCAATGCGAACAACTAAAAAACAAGTCTTGGAAGAATTCAAGACTGTATGGCAAGGCATCTTGTCAGATCAGCCAAACTACAAAGGCGACAGCATCGCTAAGCGCGAAGCATTCAACAATTACGTTGACGACTTGAACAAGGATGGCATCGTGAGTAATCACCAAGCCTACAATTGGTCAAACCCTTTTTGAAGCCATGAGTTATTCATTTTTTATCTGGGGATCAATTCCACGAGATAATGGAACGTTCCATCCGTGGGAGATCTTCAACGTTTTGCCTGACTTAGATTCAGGTAAAAAATGCCCTAAGCATTTTGCGGAATTAATGCTGCGTTATGCAATTATTGATAATCCTGGCGTTCAAATTGCCATGACTGACCAACCTAAAGTTCCTGACATTTTGTCAGGACAATGTTCTGACCTTTACTAACATTCAATTCAATGAAACGCACCACCAACACCCATTTTCAGGCAGACAATCAAGCTACTATCAGCTTAACCGGCGGAATAATCACAGTTCACGATAACTCTGATTGTTCGGTTTCAGTTTTTGTCGGCAATGAAGCGTTAAATAATGCCATTGCAAAACATTTGCCTTACTGCGACCGCTCCACACAAGAACGGTTCATGCAAGTTTTAACGGATCACATCCGCAAAACTGACAATGTTGAGGCTAAATCATGAAACAAGGTATTCCATGCCTACGTTGGCAGCTTGAACACACTGACACTTTCGGAGGTCAAGCAAACTATTCATGGGTTAATCGTGAAGACATGATAATTCCATCAAAGTATTCAGGCCCCTGGATTGTCCGCAAGGCTAAACAAATTATGGGTTTAACCCATCTTGAGCACACTACTTATGATCTTGGCGAAACAATTCGCGTTGATTTTCACCAAGACAATCAAGTGCTGTTTATCACGCCTTTGTCGTGAAACGCTCCAATGAAATCAAAGGCCAACACGTTGAGGAGGCCAAGCGTCTCCTCAGCCTTGGCTATGGACCCGCAGCAGTGGCTTTAAGGTTGCAACGTTTATTTGATCTCAGTAGGGCCACAAGCTTTCGTGACGTTGCCCTAGCAAGCACTCAGATGCAAAGCGAAGACATCACCCATGATGTTGACGCTCCACTGCCAATGATTGAACAGCGTGACGCAATGCTGAGAGACCTTGAGCAAGCCTGGATGGAAGCATCCTCACAACACAACGTGAGTGAGTTAATGCAGCTTTCC